GCCAAAAGTTCTCTCTCCGTGAACCGTGGGTCCCGGGCCAAGCCGGCGGCCGCCGCGGCGAAGAAGACGCCCACGCGCAAGGCAGCAGCGAAGAAGACGCGGGGAGCGAAGAAGGCAGCGCCGAAGCGGTTCGACGCCCGAGGTGAGCGCCTGTGGCAGGCGCATCACGAGCAGATCGACGGCGAGCGCGGCCTCGTGCTGCTCGAGGAGGCGTGCAGGATCGCCGACCGGCTCGACAAGCTCGACGCGCTGCTCAAGGGCGACGCCGACATGTGGTCCCGGCTCGTCATCGACGCCGGCGGACGCGTGCACGAGGTACGGGTCGACGGCGCGCTGATCGAGGCGAGGCAGCAGGCGAACGTGTTGCGCCAGCTCGTCGCCGGGTTGCCGCTGAAGGAGGCCGATGGCGGCGACGATGACGAAGCCTGGGTCGACAAGGTGTAGCCCTCGCTTCGCGACGCCGCGCGACCCGCAGCGCGAGACGCTCGGGCCGGCGGTCGGTGAGGTGGCCCGGCGGCTCGGCCGGCCGCTGATGCCGTGGCAGCAGTCGGTCGTCGACGTGGCGCTCGAGCTCGACGACGACGGCTCGTACCACTACGACGAGGTCGTCCTGACGATCCCGCGCCAGTCGGGCAAGACGTCGCTCGTCTTCGCGGTGATCGTGCACCGGCTCGTGGTGCTCGCTCGCCAGCTCGGCCGGCAGCGGGTGACGTACACGGCGCAGCAGCGGCAGAAGGCCAGGCTGAAGCTGGAGCGGGACTTCGCCGAGATCCTGCGCGAGTCGACCAAGTCGTTCACGGAGATCACGCATGTGCGGCTGCGGCCGCAGCGGCCGACCGAGTGGAAGCTGTCGCTCAACAACGGCGCCGAGAACATCCAGTTCGGGCGGGGCAACTACCTGCAGATCGACGCGCCGTCCCGGACCGGCGGTCACGGCGACACGCTCGACGTCGGCGTCATCGACGAGGCGTTCGCTCATGAGGACGACACGATCGAGACCGGCATGTCGCCGTCGATGGTCACGCGGGCGAGTCGGCAGCTCGTCGTGCTGTCGACCGCTGGCGACGGAAGGTCGAAGTACCTGTGGCGGAAGGTCCTGGCCGGCCGGAACGCGTGCGAGTCGGGGCATCACGGGCGGACGGCGTACTTCGAGTGGTCGGCGCCGGACGACGCTGACCCGGCGGATCCGGCGACGTGGTGGGCGTGCATGCCGGCGTTGGGGTTCACGATCACCGAGCGGACGATCGAGGGGGAGTGGGAGAAGGCGCTCCGTAACGGCCAGGAGGGCATCGACCAGTTCCGCCGGTCGTACCTGAACCAGTGGCCGGAGGTGCCGGTGCTCGAGGACGTGTCCGCGCAGTCGAGCATCGACTTCGACGGGTGGCTGCTGCTCGCCGACCCGGGCGCACCTCGCGGGGACAAGCCGGTGTTCGGTGTCGACATCGGCGCTGACCGGCTCGCGCACATCGCCGTCGCGTGGCGGCGTCGTGACGACCGGGTGCAGGTGATGTTGGCGGACACGGGGCTGTCGCCGCTGGCGACGTCGGAGCGTCTCGCGCAGCTCGCCGCGGATTGGAAGGGGCCGGTCATGTTGGGCGGGCCGGCGGCCGCGCTCGAGGGTGAGGTGCCCCGTGCGCGTGTCGTGTCGTCGGCCGAGTTCGCGGCGGCGTGCGGCCGCTTCGACGATCTCGTCCGCGACGGGAAGGTGCGGCACGGGAATCAGCCGGTGTTGAACGACTCGGTGCGTGACGCGTCGTGGCGGGCGTTCGGCGCCGCCGGTGAGCGGGTCGTCGAGCTCCGCGACGGTACGGCGGGCCCGCTCGCGGCGGTCGTGCGCGCGCTGCACGGTCTCGTCGCGGTGAAGCCGACCACGGTTGCGAAGCCGCTGCTCGAGCGTGCGCCCGCCATGCGGCCCGCGGCCGACGTCGCGTCGCTGATGTTCTGACCACCGGGGAGGTGGCGATGCCTGATCGTCCAGCCCCGCCGATCCTCGAGCGTGGCGTCGTGTCGCCGCAGTCGTCGCGGTGGTGGTTTCCGACCGACGACGAGCAGACGCCCGAGTTGCGGTGGCCGTTGTCGGTCAACGTGTACGACCGAATGCGGCGCACCGACCCGCAGGTCGCGTCGGTGTTGCGCGCGGTGACGTTGCCGATCCGGTCGACGCGGTGGCGTGTCGACCCGAACGGCGCGCGTGACGAGGTCGCCGCCCAGATCGCCGAGGACCTCGGCCTGCCGCTGATCGGCGCCGAGGGCGACGTCGAACCGAAGGGACGCACGAAGGACCGGTTCTCGTGGGTGCAGCACCTTGAGTGGGCGCTGCTGATGCTGCCGTTCGGGTTCTCGATGTTCGAGCAGGTCGTCCGCGTCGACGACCAGGGCCGCGTCCGGCTGCGGAAGCTCGGTCCGAGGTTGCCGAAGACGATCACGGCGATCAACGTCGCCGACGACGGCGGTCTCGTGTCGATCGAGCAGGCGTCGGGCGCGACGAGCGTCACGATCCCGGTGGACCGTCTCGTCGCCTACGTGCATCAGCGCGAGGGCGGCAACTGGCTCGGCGTCAGCATCCTGCGGCCCGCCTACAAGATGTGGCTCCTCAAGGACCGCCTGCTCCGGGTGCAGTTCCAGACGATCGAACGCAACGGCATGGGCGTGCCCCGCTACACCGGCGCCGAGAACGAGGAGGACCTGTCCGAAGGTCTCGCGATGGCGGGCGCGTGGCGGTCGGGGTCGAACGCTGGGGCGGCCGTGCCGAACGGGGCGAAGCTCGACCTGGTCGGCGTCGAGGGCGACCTACCCGACGCGAACCCCGTGATCCGCTACTACGACGAGCAGATCGCCCGGGCCGTGCTCGCCCACTTCCTGAACCTCGGCCAGCAGACGGGCTCGTGGGCGCTTGGTACGACGTTCGCGGACTTCTTCACGCTCGCGTTGAACGGCACCGCCGAACAGGTCGCTGACGTCGCGACGCAGCACATCGTCGAGGACCTCGTCACGTGGAACTGGGGTGAGGACGAGCCGGCACCGCGCATCGTGTTCGAGCCGATCGGCGAGAAGAACGACGCGCTGGTGAACGCGATCCAGATGCTGATCACATCCGGGGCGATCATCCCCGACCGGGTCACCGAGGAGTTCCTTCGCTCGATGCTCGGACTGCCGGCGAAGGCGCTTCCGCCGTCGCCGCCCGCCGCCTGACCTTCAGGAGGGTGCCTGTGCCGCATCCCGACTTCCACGCGCGCTGGCGCGCGCTTCACACCGCCGAGCGCATCCCGATCCGGGCCGAGGCTCCGGCGGTGCGCGGCGACGAGACGACCGCGGTGCTGCGCCTGTACGACGTCATCGATAGCTGGGGCGGCCCGTGGGGTGTGTCGGCACAAGAGTTCGCCGACGTCCTCGACGCGCTCCCCGACACCGTCGACACGATCGAGGTTCATGTCAACTCGCCCGGCGGCGAGGCCATGGAAGGCGTCGCGATCCTCAACCTGCTGCGGCAGCACTCGGCCCACTACGTGGCGATCGTCGACGGCGTCGCCGCGTCGGCCGCGTCGTTCATCGCCGCCGGCGCTGACGAGGTCGTCATGTCGCCGAACAGCGAGATGTTCGTGCACCGGGCGTGGGGCATGGTCGTCGGCAACGCCGAGGACATGACGTCGTTCGCCGGCGAGCTCGACCATCTCGACCGCAACCTCGCGTCGATCTACGCGAAGAAGGCCGGCGGCACCGTCGACGAGTGGCTCGCCGCCATGACGGCCGAGACGTGGTTCTCGGCGGACGAGGCGGTCGCCGCCGGGCTCGCGGACCGTGTCGACGGCGAAGCCGCGACCACCGAGGCGAAGAACCGCTTCGACCTGTCGATCTTCAAGAACTCCCGACGTGAGTCGTCGGGTGCGCAACATCCCGACGCCGATCCCGACGCCGGGCATCCACCTGCACAAGGAGGTTCTGCCGTGGCGTTCAGCGACGAGCAGTGCACCGACCTGCGGCAGAGGCTCGAGCTCGCCGACGACGCCGACGGGGACGCGATCCTCGCCGCCGTCGACAGCCTCCTCGAGCAGGTCACCGCACCATCCATCACGCCCGAGGCGCCGGCGCTGCCGGAGGGCGTCGTCGCGATCGACGCGGCCCAGCTCGACCAGCTCAAGGCCGACGCGCAGGCTGGCCGCGACGCCCGCGTCGCCCAGCTCCGCGCCGAGCGCGAACGGCTGGTCAACGACGCCGTCGCCGACGGCCGCATCGCCCCCGCCCGCCGAGACCACTGGCTGGCACAGCTCGAGGCCGACCCCGGCGCCGAGCAGGTCCTCACCGGCCTCGCCAAGGGCACCGTCCCGGTCGACCAGCTCGGCACCGAGTCCGGTGACCTCGACACCGAGTTCGCCGAGTACAACGCGATCTACGGCACGAAGGAGCCCGCGCGATGAGCGACTACCTCCCGCGTTTCAAGCCCGGCCAGGCGATCACGTCGCAGGCGTCCGCAGCGATCACGGGCGGGCGGCTCGTCGCCGTGTCCGGTTCGGGCACGGTCGCCACCGCCGCTGCCGACTCGGCATCCGTCGTCGGCGTCGCCGCGTTCGACGTCGCCGCGTCGGGCGACAAGGTGACCATCTTCACCGGCGGTGTGCAGAAGCTCGTCGCGTCGGGCGCGATCACGGCCGGTGCCGGCGTCGTGTCCGACACCGGCGGCAAGGTGAAGTCAGCGACGACCGCCACCGCGGCCGCCGCCGGCACCCTGCTCGGCCGGGCCCTCACCACCGTCGCCGCCGACGGCGACATCGTCGACGTCCTGATCGGAGGCTGACCCATGGCCGTCACGTATCCGCCCGCTCCCGCGTCGCTTTCGGGCGACGTCGAGACCATCAACCGCTTCCTGGCGTCACCGACGCAGGTGTCGCGCCGCCTGCGGACGCTCGCCGAGAACCGGTACATCGCCGACGCGATCCTCACCGGCCGCTTCCAGGTGTCCGGCGGCTCGATCCTGTACGAGACCGGCGAGTCGATCTTCAGCGACGACGCACCGCTCGCCGTCGCCCCCGGTTCCGAGTACCCGCTCGTGACGGTCGGCACCGGCGCCGCGTCGCTCGCGAAGGTCACCAAGTGGGGCCAGGACACGATCGTCACCGACGAGTCGATCAAGCGCCGTCTCGCCGATCCGGTCGAGCGCGCGTTCGTGAAGATGGTGAACCAGAACGTGAAGACCGTCGACTCGACCGCGCTGTCGGCAATCGCGTCGGCGGTGACGCAGTCGACGAACGCGGCCGCCGACTGGACAACGGCAGCAACCGGGGCACAGATCCTCAAGGACGTGCTCATGGCGGCGGCGAACATCCGGGCGCTGAACCAGGGCTACGAGCCCGACACGGTCGTCGTCGACGACCTGGACTACGCGTCGGCGCTCGCGGCGTTCACGGCTGCCGGGTACTTCGCCCGAGAGACCGACAGCAACAACCCGGCGCTCACTGCCCAGTTCCCGGTGATCGCCGGTCTGCGCTGGCTCGCGACGCCGAACGTCCCCGCCGCGAACACGGCGATCGTGCTCGACTCGACCCAGCTCGGCGGCATGGCGGACGAGGATCTCGGCGGTCCCGGCTACACCGGGCGTGGCCCCGCCGGCGTCGAGGGCAAGGCGATCCGCGACGACAAGGAAGACGCGTGGCGGCTCCGTGTGCGCCGCGTCACCGTCCCCGTCGTGCTCGAGCCGGCCGCCGCCTGGAAGATCGCGAGCATCTGATGGCCTACGTCGTGAAGGCCCCGCTCGTGCAGGCCAAGAAGACCGACGGCAGCTACGTCCACGTGTACGCGGGCGGCACGCTGCCCGACGACGTCGACGACACGCAACTCAAGCAACTCCTCAAGTCCGAGATGGTCGTCGAGGGCGACGCGGTGACGGACGCCGAGGGCGCGGCAGAGCCCGACGACGCCGAGCCCGAGCCGACAGAGGTCGGCGAGAAGCCGGCCGGCAACGCGTCCCACGACGAGTGGGTCGCGTACGCCGTCGCGCAGGGCGTCGACCAGGAAGAGGCCGAGGCCCTGTCCCGCGACCAGCTCCGCGACCGCTTCGCCTGATGGCCGACTTCCGTCCGACGCTCGATCAGGTCAAGGGGCTGATCGCGACTCGGATGGGCGGCCAGGACTTCAGCGCCGACACGATCCCGACCGCCGACGAGGCGCAGGCCATCGTCGACTTCGTCTACGCCGACGTGTTCGCCGGCGTTGCCGATGTCGGCGGTAGCGACGCCGTCGCAGGCGACCTCGTCGACGTCGCGAAGTACGCCGTCGCGCTCGGCGCCGCGGCGCAGATCGAGCTCACGTTCTGGCCGGAACAGCAGCAGGAGGGCGGTACCGCCGCCCTCCTGCTCGACCGGTACCGCGACACCCTCGCCCGGCTCCACATCGCCATGAAGGTCGGGTTCGCGTCGTCGACACCGCTCAGTTCGTTCCCCGAACCGTGCCCGTACCCGGACCCGGTCTGGTGAAGCTCGACCTGCACGCCGACGGGGCGGCACAGATCGACCGCGACGTCCAACTGCTCGGCGGCCGGCTCGTCGACCTTCGCCCGGCGTGGAACGCCGTCTTCGACGACTTCCTCGCCCTCGAAGAGGCGGCTTGGGAGACGGACGGCCGGGCGCTCGGCACGCGGTGGAAGCCGCTGTCGGCGCGCTGGGCCCGGTGGAAGGCGAAGAACCGGCCCGGCGCCGGTCTCCTCGAGATGCAGGCGGGCGGCGGCCCGCTACGCAAGTCGCTCACGAAGCGGGGCGCGCCGTACCAGCGCCTCCAGATCTCGAACGGCGAGATCGTGATGGGCACGACGTTCGGGATCGCCCGCACGTTGCAGCGCGGCGGCACCGTCACCATGCAGCGTGGGGGGACGACGTATCAGGCGAACGTGCCGGGCCGCCGGATGGTGCGGCTGGTGCGTCAGACGCGTGAGCGTTGGTCGGGGATCGTCGGCGGGTACGTCCGGACGGGCAGTTCGCCGGGCCGGCTGGTGCGGCTGTGACTGCGGCGACGGTCGCCGCCGCGGCGGTCAGCGCCGACGACGTGTGCGCCGCTGTCGAGACGCTGCTCCGCGCTCAACTGCCTGACGCGTTGGCAGCCCGCAACGCGGCGCGCGACCTGGAGCTTCGCGATCCGGTGTCGTGGGGGCAGGTGCCGGCGCCGACGCTTCTCGTCGACAAGCAGACGCCGTGCATCGAGATCTCGTCGCCCGGCTTCCCGGAACCGCCCGAGATGATGCGCGGTGGCCGCTACCAGGCGTCCTGGTCGGTGATCGTTACCGTGTACCTGCGGGGCTCCGGGTTCGCCGAGACGGCTCGCGACACGCGCGAGTACACGCAGGTGATCGCCGCCGTTCTCGTGTGGGACGCGGCGCAGGAGCAGCCGCTCGGCGGGCTCGCATGGAGCGGCGTTCTGCGCGACGAGGACTACGACGCGGTAGCGCTCAAGGACTCCCGCACCCTCGGCGGCGGCGCCGTCGAGTTCATCTACACGATCGACCGGGCACTCGACCCGGACGCCACCTGAACAGGAGGGGCCGATGGCCTGGATCACGATTCGCCACCCGGAGACGGGCGGCATCCACACGTGCACCGAGGAGGCGTTCAACCTCGCGCACGAGGACAAGGGCTGGGTGCGCGTCGACAGCGCCGAGCACCTCGACGACCTGAGCACGCAGCAGCTCGTCGATCTCGCCGGCCGCCTCGACATCGAGCTCGGCGGCTCGACCAGCAAGGACGACATCAAGCAGACGCTCATCGAGGGCATGGGCCTCGCCGACACGAACCCGGCGAACGCCACGCAGGGCTCGCGTCCGAGCATGACCGACACGCTGCCGCGCGTGACCGAGGAGGGCTGAACCGATGCCGAGCAATGGCGGCTACTTCGTTCCGAACCAGAAGGAATCGTGGTGGTTCCTGCCGTCGATCTCGAACACGTCGGCGCCGACCGTCGCGGAACTCGCCGCCGGTGACGACATCACCGACGACATCCGCACGATCTCCGGGTTCACGTCGCGCGCGAACTTCGTGACGCTGCCCCGCATGGCGCAGGGCGCGAACCCGACGGTCACCGGCAAGGAGGCGCTGGAGAACTCGTCGATCCAGTTCTGGGAGAAGTCGAGCTACGCGGCGAACGTCGTCAAGGCGCTCCTCGCCAAGGGCGTGTCCGGCTACGTGGTTCGGTCCCGGTACTCGAAGGCGCCGGCCGCGGCGGCGAGGGTGGACGTGTTCACGGTCGACATCGGCGGGAACAACCGGGTGAACACCGCCGAGGACGCGGGCGCCGAGTTCGTCGTCGACTTCGCGAACACCGACTCGCCGGTGATCGACGCGACCGTCGCCGCCTGATGGCCGACGACGTCGCGTCGAGCGAGGCCGTCGAGGACGACGCCAAGGTGGAGCCGGCGACGCTCGCCGAACTGCTCGAGGAGAAGGATGCCGCCGAGCAGACGGTCGTCGTCACGTTGCGCGGCGGGAAGCAACGGTCGCTGACCGTGCACAGCATCGGCCGTGAGGCGTTCCGCAAGCTGATCGCGCGGCACCCGCCCGGCGAGACCGACGTCGACGGCATCGGCTTGCCGTTGCGCTGGTCGCCGGGGACGTTCGAGCCCGCGCTCGTCGCAGCGAGCCTCACCGAGCCGGTCCTGTCCGAAGCCGAGGTCTCGCAGATCTTCGAGTCGAAGGCGTGGAGCAAGGGCGACCTCGACCGGCTGGTCAAGGCGGCGCTCGACGTGAACGAGACGTCTTCGACCGTGGAGGCCGTGGGAAAAGGCTGATCGCGGACGCCGAGTACCGCGACCTGGCCTACTGGCTTGTCGACCACGCGATCGATGAGACCGTGTTCTGGTCGTCGTGGTCGGCGCAGGGCCAGGACGTCGTGCTCGCGGTGCTCGCGGACCGGCGTCAGCGGTGCGAACGGTGCGGCACCCGCAGAGACGACTGGGGCACCGTCGACGCCGACGGCGTGCTGCACCGAGCGAACCCTGCACCGTTCGAGGCGGTCGAGCTGTCTTGCCCTGGGTGCGAGCACCTCGACCTCAAGGTCGATTCGATGGGCGAGCAGCACCACGGACGGTCAGCCAGGCTCCGGCGCCGTCGGCGCGGCCGGCGCGGCGCGTGACGTCAGCGTGATCGCAAGCGGAGACAGGCGGCGAGCGCGCACAGCCCCGTGAACACGCACGCCATCGCCGCGACGCCGCGGGCGTCGGTCTGTTCGCCGGTCGTGAAGAGGATCACGGCAGCGAGCAGCAAGCAGCAGGCGACGACGAGCGCCGCGATCCAACGGTCGTCCGCCACGACCTGACGATAGGCCGCATCATCACGGCGAGGAGGGGCGCATGGCTGCTGATGATCTGCTGATCCGCGCCCGCCTCGTCGGTGGGACGGAGACGAAGCGTGGCCTCGACGAGATCCGCTCGTCGGCGACGGGGACGGCGCGCGACATCGACCGGGCGGCGTCGCAGTCATCGTCGGCGCTCGATCGGGCGGCGTCGCGTCTCGGTGGGCTCGGGAAGATGCTGCAGCCGCTCGGCTCAATCAACCCGGTGCTGGGCCAGGTGACGGGCGGCGTCGACACGCTGTCGTCCCGACTCGGCGACATGAGCACGAACGCTGCCGCCGCAGGCGGCGGTCTGGCGTCGGGCGTCGCGGCGGGAGCGAACGTCGCCACCGCCGCGCTTGTCGGCCTCACCGCGATCGGCGAGCAATCGTTCCTTTCGGTCGCGAACGGCGTAAAGGACTTCCAGAACGTCACGGGGCTCGCTGCGGAGGACGCCTCGAAACTCGTCGCGATCATGCGCGCGGTCGGCGTGCCGACAGAGGCCGCTGCCCAGGCCTTCTTCCGTTTTGGCAAGAACATCGAGACGAACGCGGCCACGCTCGAGCGGTACGGGGTCCAGATCGCCCGCAACCGAGACGGCAGCGTCAACGTCCTGAACACGCTGTATGCGCTGTCCGACGCCTACCGCGCGAACGCCGATCAGACGCAGCGCAACGCCCTCGTGCAGGCGGCGTTCGGGCGTGGCGGTGCGGCCGTCATCGAGGTGCTGCAGCGAACCCGCGGTGAGCTGAAGGGCCTCGCTGATCAGGCGGCCGCGTCTGGGCTGGTCTTCGACCAAGACCAGGTCGAGCAGGTCGAGCAGTTCGGCATCGCGATGCAGCAGTTGATGATGGCCGGCGAGGGCCTGACGATCTCCCTTGCGCAGGGCGTGACGCCAGCGCTCACCGATGTCGCGCATGCGATCGCTCCGGTGCTGCAACTCCTCACCCGCACGGGCGTGCTCTCCGGCGCGCTCGAGGGGCTCCTGGCGGGCAAGTTGGCCGCAGCGCTTGTGACGCAAGTGGCGAGTATGGCGGCCTGGGCGGCGTCGCTCGGCAACGTGAACGTCGAGGCGCGCCTGGCTGCCGTCGGGCTCGGCGAGCTCGCCACCGCCGAAGGCGCGGCTGCTGTGGCCGGCGCGGGGGCATCGGCGCAGACGGCGTCGTTCAGCGCGACGGTCGGCGCCGCAGCCGGGCCGGTCGGGCTCGTCGTCGGCCTGCTGGTCGGCGGGGTGCCGATCCTTGAGCAGTGGAGCAAGTCGGTCCGGAACCTCGACGGGCACATCCGCCGGATGGCCGACGAGTCGGGCCGCCAACTGCTGTCGACGTTCGATGATCTGACGAAGAAGACGAACCAGGGTGGGAACATCTTCGGCCGCGCAGCGCGCGCCCTGTTCGGTGCCGAGGACTACGACAAGAAGTCGGTTGCCGCGTTCCGCGACGTCGCCGAGCAGAACCTCGCGGTGTCACAGCGGATCATCGACACGCGTAAGGCGAGCGGGTTGTCGACGGCGGCGTTCGAGAGGATCCAGCGCGAGGAGATCGCGACGCAGCGAGCGCTGAACGAGGCGGCCGCGCAGAACGCCGACATCCTCGGGGACGTGTCGACCGCGGCGGCCGACGTGGGGCAGGCGTACAGCGCGGCGTCCGACGGCGTGAAGCGCTTCAACGACGACATCGGGTCGACGGTGGGCATGCTCCTCGACAACGCGGCGGCGAGCCGGTCGTACCGCGCCGAGGTCGACAAGCTCGGCACGATCCTGCGGTCGACGTCGGACGCGCAGGCGGAGGCGGCGAAGAGCGCCCGGGCGGTCGAGGCGGCGCAGGACCGGGTCGCGGACGCCCGCGAGCGGCTCGCGGAGGCAACGAAGGGCGTGTCGGAGGAGGAGCGTCGCAGCCTCGCGTTGGCGGTGCGCCGCGACGAGTTCTCGGCCCGCAGCGCTGAGCGGGATCTCGCGAAGCAGCAGGACCGGTTGCAGCAGATGATCGAGGCGGGCCGGTCCCGCCAGGAGATCGACACGCAGCGCGCGGCGGTGGAGGACGCCGACATCCGGGTCGGCGAGACGCGGGGCGCAGTCGCGAAGTCGCGTGAGGCGCTGGCGGCGGCGCAGCCGGGCAGCCCGCAGCAGCTTCGCGCGTTGCGCGACGCCCGACGCGACCTCGCCGACGCGCAGGACGCGTTGACGGACGCGAACCGCAAGGCGGTCACGCCGGCGGACCTGCTCCGCCAGACCGAGTCCGACCTGGCCGACCAGCTCGACCGGGCGTACAAGGCGGCGCAGCAGGACATCGGCGGGAAGATCGCCGCGGGGCTGCTCCCGGCCCGGGCGGGCGCGCAGGAGCTCGTCGGCTACCTGGCGCTGCTCGAGCAGCAGTTCCCGCAGCTCGCGGCGCTCATCGACCCGCTCATCGCGAAGCTGCCGCACACCGAGAACACGTTCGCGTCGCGCGACGCGTCCGGCCATGTGGCGGTGCGGCGCGCGTCGGGCGGCCCAGTCGGCGGATCGTCCTGGTACTGGGTCGGCGATCAGCACGGCACGAACTCGTCGTCCGCGGAACTGCTCCGGCTCGAGCCCGGGTCGCGCGGCTGGGTGTACTCGAGTGCCGAATCGCGCCGGATTGCCGCGGGCTACGAGCGCGCGGTGCGCCGTGCTGACGGCGGGTACGTCGGCACGAGCGTGCCGGCGTCGACGGGTGCCGTGACCGTCGTGCACGTTCCCGTGCCGGAGCGGATCGTCGAGCAGATCGACCTCACGATCCCGGTGAAACAGGATGCCCGCGAGGCGATCGCGTACGCGCAGCACGTCGCGCGTACGAAGAACCGCGCCCGGAACCGCTGATGCCGGCGGTCGCGTGCACGATTAACGGGCTGGACGTGAATACGTGGGAGTCGGGTGGCGCGTACGAGACGTTCTTCATCTCGCCCGGCGACCGTGACTGGGAGTACCGGGCGGTCGGCTGCGACTGGGTGCACGGCGAACGCCTCGTCGCCGCCCGCCTCGCCCGCGCCGGTCACCTTCTCGGCGTGCGCGTCAAGGCGGCGTCGACGGCCGCGCTGAACACGGCGATCGCGGCGCTGATCGCCGCCTGCTCCGACTTCGAGTACACGACGACCGGCTCGATCGACGGGACGGCGTTCACTTGGTCGAAATGCTGGCCGGCTCGAGTCGGGTCGATTGCCCGCAGTCCGGACGCGGCGGCCGGCGCCGTCGACGGTGTGCTCATCGACCAGCCGAAGCCGTTGCAGGACTATCTGCTGTCGATCACGTCAGGCGC